CGAGCGAATTAAGGCGCTGAAATGAGACACGCAGCCAGGGTTGACAAAAACCAGCAAGAGATCGTTTCAGCACTACGGGCAGCTGGCGCTTGCGTCTGGATCATTGGCCTACCTGTTGACCTTTTAGTCGGCTACAAAGGCCATACGTTTCTGGTTGAGGTCAAAGATGGCCCTAGGAAGCGTTTAACGGCCCTACAAGACGATTTTTTTAAGAATTGGTCTGGCAGTACCTTGGCGAGAATTGACGGCTCTGAGGCCGCTTTACGCATGATTGGAGTTTTGAAATGAAAGTCACTTGTTGGGAACCCGTCCAAGCGCACAAAGAAATGATGACCGTTGTCTGGCCGATGCTGAAATCAATGCTGATGGCAGGCCACCGGATGACGATTGAAATCAAGCAGAGCAAGCGCAGCGTGGAACAAAACGCAATGTTTCACAGCATGATCGACAAAATAGCCAAGCAAATGGCCACGGCTGGCAGCACCTGGACAGCAGACGACTGGAAAAGATTATTGATTGACCAGTGGGCGCACGACACAAACCGCAATATCGGCAAAGTCTGCCCGAGTCTGGATGGCGAGAGAATCGTCCAGCTTGGCCTGCAAAGCCACAAATTCACGACAGCGGAGAGCAGCGAGTTCATAGAATTCTTGCTGGCCTGGTCAGCAGACAAGGGCATTGATGTTTCCTAAACACCAGTACGTGCGCGACAAAGCATTGCTAAAACGGGTGGCGCAGCTGGATTGCCAGCACTGCGGTAGCGGTGAAATGGTGCAGGCAGCACACAGCAACTGGGGCGGAGGAAAGGGACGGGGCATCAAAGCTGATGACAACCTGGTGGCCGCGTTATGCCTGAAATGCCATTGGGAAATAGACCAAGGTGTTAAACTAACTAAACTCGAAAGGCAGGAAATGTGGCAGAAAGCACACCAGCGAACCATGAGGGCATTGCAGTGATCAGGACAATTATTGTGAGGCTTTATGCGGTACTTGGCGCATTGATCTTGTTGGGCGGCATTGCAATGATGACCGACAGATTCGGGATGGGTCTGTTTATGCTGGGTCTGTTCGGTGTGCCTTGGCTCCTGCTGCTGTGGTGTTTTTGGCCATTTTTCAAGAAAATATGAAACTGGCTATAATTTCAACGTCAAGTGCTGCAACACAAGACCAAATGAGGCCATTTTCTCATGCGTTACCCCACAAGGGAACTGATGTTGCAGCATCAGAACGCAGTAGAAAGTGGCTTTTTGCGTTCCAGTACCGATTGCTGATGGCGAAACAATGAACCCTGTTACGGTTGCTATCGAGAAAAGTGATGCGCTTACTGACAAGCCAGCGCGAGAACTTGCAGGCGGTATCTCAGGAACAGAGCAGAACGGTGATGTGACGATTAGCCCAACGATACGGGCGCTCTGGAAATGTAAGCCTGACCTTATGGGTGCAGTAGTCGAAAGATGGCTGAAGTCGGGGATATCACCCGCTTGGCTTGTCCAATGGAGAATCAATGGGTAAATCAAAATACACCGACAAAGAGCAAATCTGTACCAAAGTGCTGGAAGGCATGGAAAGCGGATTAAGCGCATTCAAATCTTGTGCCGCTGCGGGTGTAAATCAAAGCACTTTTAACTTGTGGCTCAATGAAGATGCCGAACTTGCTGCAAAATATGCGCGCGCGAGAGAAGACCTGATTGAGCGCATGGCTGAAGAAGTATTGCAACTGAGCGACCAAGAAGTCCCTGAAACTGGCGACGGCAGAAAAGATTGGCAAGCAATCCAGAAACACAAATTGCAGGTTGACACGCGCAAATGGCTGCTGTCCAAGCTGGCCCCGAGGAAATATGGCGAAAAGCTGGAAGTATCTGGCGACCCGGCAAACCCCCTGGTTCAGCGCATCGAGCGCATAGTGGTTAAATCTTGACAACTCTCCAACTTCAAACGCCCGAATGGGCATTGCCCCTGCTGGAAGCCAGCCGATACAAAGGCGCATGGGGTGGCCGTGGATCTGGCAAGTCGCATATGTTCGCTGAACTGATGATTGAGGCGCACATCATTGACCAGAAGCGGCGAAGCGTCTGCGTGCGAGAGATTCAGAAATCGCTGAACCAATCCGTCAAGCGGCTGCTAGAGACAAAGATTGAGGCGATGAATGCCGGCGCGTACTTCGAGGTGCAGGATGCCGTTATAAAGGCCAAGAAGGGCGATGGCGCGATTATTTTCCAAGGGATGCAGAATCACACTGCCGACAGCATTAAATCGCTGGAGGGCTACGATTGCGCCTGGGTTGAGGAGGCACAGAGTCTGTCCCAGACCAGCCTTGATCTGCTACGCCCAACAATCCGCAAGCCAGATTCAGAGCTGTGGTTTACCTGGAACCCGAGGCAGAACAGCGACCCGGTAGATTTCCTGCTGCGTGGCCCGACACCGCCGAAGGATGCAACCGTCATCAAGGTCAACTTTAGCGATAACCCTTGGTTTCCGCAGGTACTCAGAGATGAAATGGAGTATGACAAGCGGCGCGATCCAGACAAGTATCAGCACGTTTGGCAAGGTAGTTACCTGACAAACAGCAGCGCTAGGGTGTTCAAGAACTGGAAGATTGACGAGTTTGATGCACCACCAGACGCTATCCACCGGCTGGGCGCTGACTGGGGCTTTGCGATTGACCCGACAGTCCTGGTGCGATGCCACATCATTGGACGCACGCTCTATATTGATCACGAGGCTTACATGGTTGGCTGCGAGATCGTCAACACGCCAGAGCTGTTTATGCAGGTTCCCGAGGCTGAGAAATGGCCAATCGTGGCAGATTCAGCCAGGCCCGAGACAATCAGCCATATGCGGAAAAACGGCTTTCCAAAGATTATGACGGCAGTAAAAGGCCCGAAATCGGTGGAGGAAGGCGTGGAGTTTTTGAAGGGATATGACATTGTTGTTCACCCCCGCTGCACGCACACGATTGACGAACTCAGCCTATACAGTTACAAGCAAGACCCGCTGACGGCTAAAATCCTGCCGATACTGGAAGACAAGAAAAATCACGTTATTGATGCCCTGCGTTATGCTTGCGAGGGAATCAGACGGGCAATTGTTGTCAAACCGCAGACTTTCGTGCCATTGCCGACTATGCACAAATGGTAGAAAATCGGACAACCAAGGATAAACATGGCCAGAATTTCCGAAGATCAACGCCTTGCTAACCTGCACGCTGAAGCACTGCGGCAGTTCAACGACATTCAAACTGCGTTGAGGGACGAGCGCCTGCAATGCCTGCAAGACCGGCGTTTCTATTCACTTTGTGGCGCGCAATGGGAAGGGCCGCTGTACGACCAGTATGAAAACAAGCCCAAATTCGAAGTAAACAAAATCATGTTGGCGGTCATTCGGATCGTCAATGAGTACCGTAACAACAGGATTACAGTCGATTATGTAAGCAAAGACGGATCAGAGAACGACAAGCTGGCCGAAGTCTGCGATGGCCTTTATCGTGCTGACGAACAAGCCTCAGTTGCCGATGAAGCCTACGACAATGCTTTTGAGGAAGCTGTGGGCGGCGGCATTGGGGCATGGCGGTTGCGGACAGTCTATGAAGACGAGGAAGATGACGAGAACGACAGGCAACGCATTCGTATTGAGCCAATCTACGATGCCGATAGCAGTGTTTTCTTTGATCTGAACGCCAAGCGCCAGGATAAGAGTGACGCCAAGTTTTGCTTTGTGGTCACCAGCATGACCCGCGACAGTTACAAGGAAATCTACAACGACGACCCGACGGACTGGCCGAAAATCATCCATCAGTACGAGTTTGATTGGGCAACGCCTGATATCGTCTTTGTCGCTGAGTATTACAAGATCGAGGAAAAGTCGGAAACCATCCGTATATTTGAGGCAATTGACGGCACGGAAGAGCGTTACAGCCAGACCGATTTTGCGGACGACGAGACCCTTGAAGAAACCCTAATGGCAATCGGTAGCCGCGAGGTGCGTCAAAAGCGCATCAAACGGATGCGCGTTCGCAAATACATCATGAGTGGCGGCAAGGTGCTGGAAGACGCTGGTTACATTGCCGGCAAGTGCATTCCCATCGTCGTTGTCTACGGCAAGCGCTGGTTTGTGGATAACGTCGAAAGGTGCATGGGTGCGGTTCGCCTGGCTAAAGATGCACAGCGCCTGAAGAATATGCAGCTGTCCAAGCTGGGAGAGATCTCGGCATTGTCCAGCATCGAGAAGCCCATCATGACGCCAGAGCAGGTTGCCGGTCACCAGGTGATGTGGGCAGAGGACAATCTGCGGGACTATCCTTACCTGCTGGTAAACCCGATCACCGGCGCAGATGGAGCGCAAACAATCAGTGGGCCGGTTGCCTACACCCGATCAGCAGCAATCCCCCCGGCAATGGCCGCGCTGCTTCAGATCACTGAGCAGGATATGCAAGACATTCTCGGCAACCCGCAAGGTGCTGACAAGATGGTTTCGGGAATGTCTGGCAAAGCGGTGGAGATGATCCAGACCCGTGTTGATATGCAGACGTTCATCTACATGTCGAATTTCAGCAAGGGCATGAAGCGCTGCGGCGAAATCTGGCTATCAATGGCGCGAGAGGTTTACACCGAAGACAAGCGCAAAATGAAGACCATTGCGTCGACTGGTGAGGCCGGCACGGTAGAACTGATGCAGCCAATGATCGACCAGGAGACCGGCGCGATGAAGATGAGCAACGACTTGAGCGAAGCGACATTTGATGTTGTGGCAGAAGTTGGACCGTCATCCAGCAGCAAACGCGCGGCCACGGTCCGAGCGCTGACAGGAATGCTCCAGCTTACCCAAGACCCAGAAACGCAGCAGGTCATTACGGCAATGGCAATGATGAATATGGAAGGCGAGGGCCTATCAGACACCAATGCTTACTTCCGCAAGAAACTGCTGCGAATGGGCGTAGTCAAGCCAACTGATTCTGAGGCCGAGGAACTGATGCAAGAAATGCAAGGCCAGCCTCAAGACCCGAATACGATGTATCTGCAAGCCGCAGCAGAGGAAGCCGTGGCCAAGGCTGCCCAGGCACGCGCCAGCACGATCAAGACCGTGGCCGACGCTGGCCTGTCCAGGGCCAAGACAGCCGAGACGCTGGCCAAAACCAGCGTGCAGGAACAGAATATGGTGCTGACCGAAATCGAGGCAGCTCAGCAGGCCGTCATGGGCCAAGAGGTTCAGCCTGTTGTCAGATGACAGAAATTCAGTGAAAATGTGAGAAACGGCATCCACCCAGCCGCACCATGGGTGAGTTTGATGGGGTCAAAGATGCAAAAAGAGGCAGTATTTGCGGACGAAGAGATCGTTTTTAAGGACGAGGTCACCGAAGAAATCGACGTTGTCGATGACTCAGACCAGCCTGATGACGAGGTAGTTGTCAGCATTGGTGAGGAAGCGCCACCCACCGAAGAGGAAGTTCGTGCGCCTGAATGGGTGCGTGAGTTGCGGAAAACAAACAGGGAAAAAGAGCGACGCATTCGTGAACTCGAAGCCAGACTGACGGCCACTACGACTGAGAACAAGCCGGTCGTGATAATGGGTCCGAAGCCAAAGCTGGAGGACCACGACTACGATGCGGATAGGTACGAGCAAGCATTGGACGCATGGCATGAGCGCAAGCGCCAGCACGACTTGGAGACCGAGACGGTCAAGAAGTCCGA